TGACTCATCAATAATTAGCGCATTTGTACTTGAAATATTACTCTCAAGACTAGCCGATAAGCTCGTAACTGACGATGCAAGAACCTCATTCTCTGCAGTACGGGTTGTAATTTCAGTCTGTACTAAGGCATTTAAATCTGTTAAATCAGTACTTAAGCTAGAGTATACTGTGTCTACTTGAGTAGCTACTGCTTCTACTGCAGAGGCTCTTGTCGAAGACTCTGATAAAATTAGGGCATTTGTATCTGAGATATTACTATCAAAAGTAGATATTACAGTGTTGATAGTTTCAGCAAGAGCTGAGTCACTGTTAACCCGAGTTGTTGCCTCTGCTTCTACAAGTGCAATAAGATCTGCTTGGTTAGTAGATACAGTAGAAAGGAAAGTATCTACTGCATTACTTATAGCAGTAATATCTCCAGCATTGTTTGAAACATTTGTTTCTAGATTACTAATTGCAAGAGCTTGTGCCGCTACTGCTCCTGCAATGCTATCATACTGACCAATAAGTTGCCAATAAGTATTATCCGTTGGCAAGTTACCTGTTGTTTCTAGAAGCGCCCTATAGATAGATCCATCATATTTAACAATATTACCTGGTTGATATGTTTCTGTTGGAACATAGTCAGGCGTACCTACTAAGTCACTAATATCAGATTGGATGGTTGCTATAACATCGCTTATATTACTAATACTAAGGTCAACACTTGATAATTGAGTATCTATATTATCTTTTGCAGACTTAATTCTAGAATTAACAGAGTCTAATAAAGTATCTGGGCCATCAATAAGGTTAATTCTATTGGCAAGGTCTGAATATAATTGGCTAGAGGTTATTTGGTTTTCAAGTATACCTAATAACTCATTAACATCTGTGGATTGAGATTGAAGATTAGCAAGCCCTAAAGTAATAATATCTAAGTCAATTACCTGTTCTACATGAGGTACCCACACATTTGCAGGCTGTAAGATACTAGCTTGAAACTTAATTTGCCTACCACCAATTACACTATACCACAGCTTATGTGTATTTCCAAAACCTTCTGTTTCAAACCAAGTATAATCTGCTGGATTGTTATTTGGAGTAGTTGAAGATGAGTTGTAAATACCATAAAATACCCTATCAACTGAAGATGTAGATATATTAGTACCTGTATTATCATCTGCATATCTTATATGTATATATTGGTATTTAAAGCCAACAATATTATTTTCAGAATCATATAAGATTCCATTGCTATAATTTAAGGTACCATTACCACCACCGACTCCAAGGCCGTTAAGAGCGATATTAAACAGAAAGGAATCTAAATCCTCATTACCAGTAACTGGTGGTGTTAAACTCATAGTTATCTCCTATCCGATGGGTATACATCAATACCTATTAAAGCTAATCTCCAATAGTCATCACTACTGATTTTATAATTAAGTAATCTGCCACTGGTTCTTGGGTCTACTTTATAACCTTGATTTCTTTCATTGTTAGGTAAGAATTCAAACACATCTCTTCCACTTGTATTAGACCAATCAGGATCTAATACATAATTATTTTGGCTAGTAACTGTAATGTTAATTGAAGAATCAAGAGGTACTTTATCAAATATAGGAGTAATTGAACTCATAAATAAACTACCAAGAGTATCTCCTGAGTTTAATTTTTCTCTTGCCACAAACGACTCATAGTTAACAAAGTCATAACCATCCCACATTTGGTATCCTTCATCTACAACAAAAGAATAGTTACTATTATTTAACATAACCAATCGTTCGTCTGAGTAAGCAAAACCATTTGAAGTAGAATAAGTTTCAAATATAGAAACAATATTAGGTAAGTCCCTTATTGTCCATGTATTGTTTTTATAATTATAGATTAGAGCTTCATTACAAAGACTATTAGAACCTTTAGGATAACAAACCCAGATCTCACCCGCCTTAGAATTTTTCTTTACAATTACTTTATCCGATTTACTTTTATTTAAATTATTAAAGAAGTAATCCTTAATTCTAGTGTTTGCAACAGACTCAATACCTCCTGAACCGCTATGAATATAGATATCGTTTCTATCTACAACAAAGTGTTTGCCTTCAAACTCAGCAAAACAGCCTTGGCTCAATATGCCATTACCTTTAGCATATGGTTGTAATCTTGTACCATTATTAATAGACAATACATGGATACTATCTGATGAATAAATATACATATTACCTCTAAGCTCACCCATATCTAATATAGGTGATGTGGAGTTTATTTCAAATTCATCTGCAGTATCGGTCGTTAAACCTGGTTGCCATACTGTTGGAAATTGTCCTGTTGCTGCTTGAACAGAAATTCTAATTGTTGAGGGCGCATTAACTATTGTACCATTATCGTTAATAGTAAGGTTTGCGGCAACAAGAGAATAACCAAGAGGTTTAATTACCTCAGCAGTTATCTCCATGCCTGTAATATAATTCCATCCAGGTAATTCTTGAGGCTCCGTTCCTGCAACTAGATCACCATGTAACATATACAAGGGTGTTGATTTACTATTATTAAACACTACTGCATAACCACCATTAAAGTAAGTAGTATGCCAAACACTATTATCATATTTAAGATCTGAACTATTTAATAGAGGAGAAGATGTATTACCTACAGAATCTACCCTAACAATGTATCCATCTTTAAAATAAATATTATAACCAATACTAGGTTTTCTCCAGTGCATACCATATTCGATAGTTGAAGGAGTCCCTATCACCTGATACATAGCCTCACCTGTAATAGTCTCTACAGATTCATTATTAAATCTTACATTCCTACCGTCAGTAAAAGCATTTTCCGGTAGCAATATGGAGGGTATATCTTTAATAATACCTGCTCTACCTAAATTCAAAATCTGTTTGGTTGGCATAACTGCTCCTTATTTATTTATACATTTTCTTTAACAAACATTTTAACTAGAGCGCCAACAATATCTGAACGCACAACATCGTCAACTGTAAATTCAATTACTGGAATCTGAATATTATTTTTATCGCATAATTTAGTAAACTTAGTAATACCGTTTCCATTACTAACATCGGACTGAGACGCATCTCCCGATAAAATCATTTTAGAGTTTTCACCTAAACGAGTAGTAATAGCTTTAATTTCATCAAATGTTAAGTTTTGAGATTCATCGATGATTACTAAAGAGTTTTCAAATGACCTACCTCTAATGGTTTCTAAGGGTTGCATTTGAATTGTTTTCTTACTTACTAAATAATCATATTTAGTTTTACCAAATCTATTTTCTAATACTGAAGTAATAGGCATTAACCAAGGTGATAGCTTTTCCTCAACAGTCCCTGGAAATGCACCTAATGTTCTACCCGTAGGCACATTAGCTCTACTTAATATAATATAATCGTAACCACCTTTTAAAAACATTTGGGCTACTTTACTAGCTGAACAAAATGTTTTACCAGTTCCAGCTGGCCCTAACGCTACTGTAATTTCAAATTCACTTATAGCATCTAGAAGCATCTGTTGGTTACGAGTCTTTGGTTGGAAATGAAATGACCTATCTTCTCTAACCATACGTTCATTGCGTTGTTTGTTGTTTCTTTTCAAGATTATTCCTATTAGGTACCGCCTCAGAATACGATGCCAGGCTTATAATGCGTCTTACCTGACTCCTTAGTTGCTGTCAACTCTTGGCCTTTAAGGTCATTCTCGTTGTAAGCCACATGAACCCAACCACTGTCAGGCACTCCAGGCTTATAAAACTCTAGTATTAACTGTGTAAATTTAAAATTATCTTTAATGTATAATGCTAAATCTTTATTATCAACTCCAGGAATTTCAATATCAGCAGCGTAACCGAAACAATGGTGACTAGTTTTACTGCCACCTACTTTGGAATTAACTTCTGGGCTACGATACCCACTAGAAATAATTACTGGACCAAATTTATCTCTTAATGGTTGTAGAATATTATCAACTAATCTTTGTAAATTAGCTGTAACGGTTTCATCAGGTGTATTATCTATACCGTAGCGTATAGCTAAATCTGATTTTGTAAGTTCTTCTAAACTAAAATTTTTACTTAGTTTCATTAAATAATATCAGCCTTTCTAGGTTTACTTAAATCAAGACAAGTGGTCTGGAAAGCAATAACATCAGGATCTGCTCTAAGAACTAACTCTGCCCTGTTATTTTGATTAGTACATTCTTCGATGCTAGCTGATATAGCACCATTATCGAATTGACAAACATTGTTAGCTAAACAATAGAATAGCACAGGTAGGAATACCATAGTAACCTCCTTATTTAATGTTTAATTTACTGCTAATTAATTGTTTAACCATACCGCGCATACCATAGATAACTACAATCATACCGATAATAGTATACTGGTACCACTCAGGCATACTCTTAATTACTTCGAATCCAGCTAAAGAATACTTCTCCATACCTGGAATAAATGCCATGACCATAGGTGCTAAGAAAATAACTAGTACCAGTTCATCCTTCCAGCTCTTACCCATTTGTTCCATAGCAATTTTATCTAAATCAAAATCTTGTTGTTGACCTGATTCAGCAGCATTAATAGCAGCAATTGCTTTAGCTTTCTTAATATCAGCTTCAGCAGAGATCTCTATTAACCTAGCTTCTGCT